TCGTATAAAGCCGATAGAGGGACTTTCAGAAATTTTCTTTACCCTAGCTCCAATGTTGCTATAACTTGTTACCTGAATGGCTATGGTGTCCCCTTTGTGTAATGCAAGGATGTCTATTATCCCAAAGAGGTCTTTCCTTCTTTTGCTAAAAGCACACCATTTTTCAGTGACCTCTACCAGATCGTAATTTTCTTTTTTTAACCTAGCTAAAGTTCTTTGTGTAGGACTAGTCTTTGCCATTGTCTTTTCCCAGCAAGTTTCCGTAGCCATCATCTTCACCATCATCATAAAAATTTCTGCCAATACTAAAAAATGGATCTTCTAAATGTTCAATTATTTTTTTTCCAACAGTGTCTAAATTTTTCTTTTCCCAATTTGCATATCTTTCTTCTAAACACTCAAGAAACCATAACCATTTTTCTTTTTGTTCTTCGTTATCAAAAACAATATTGTAATTATATTTTTTATTTTTCTTTTTGTTAAAAATTTTATCCCAGTTTGCTTCTACTAATTTTGTGTTTTCGTTTCTACGACCTGATCCTTTACCCATCACAATCCCTCCTTGCTTTACATACTTTATGTTTATCATAATATCTTACGCTGTTGTTTTTCATGTCTATATTTTTAATTTGCGTTCCTTCTGGCAAATAAATATATTCTTTTTGCAGACATTTGTATTCCATTTCAACTTTGTTTGGATCTGGATAATGCAAATCTACATATAATTTGGCTTCTTGGCAGCTATTAAATGACCCAACATATTGCCAATCGGTTAAAGGTTCTGGTGCTAAATTAATTACCATTACAAATGCAAACTCAATCATAATTATTCCTCCAATTTATTAAGTACCCATTCTAAAAGTTCTGCTTCAGTTCCATACTTCTCTTGCCAAGTCTTTGGTGCATGATGAAATCCATCTTGACCCTGATGATGTTCCCAACAAAGTGGCAGCACCATGTAGTGACTGTTTTTTTGACCTGCTCCCATACCTTGTCGGATATGATGACAATTTGCTGGTGGTAAGTCGTCAATCTCATAATGCTTTCTACAAATAACACAACCAAAATTACTAATTTTGTTGAGCCAATTTTTTTCATCTTTAGTCTTTGATTTCTTCTTCGCCAAGTTTAAAACCATATCCTTTCGCAAACTCTTTAACTTTTTCTAGATACTCGTTAAATTGTTTTACATTTAATTTAGTAGTGCTACCAATAGTCATTACCTTTAAATTTTTTATTTGTTTTTCTTCAGATAATAATTTATATAGTAACACCTCATGCATCTCATCTTTAGACTTTAATCCAAAATAGTCTGCCAACTCTGCCACCAAATTCCAATAGTAAGCGTTGGCATCTAATGATCTTGTAGACTTGTATGGCTTAACTGTTACAGACCACAGTTTATCTTGATCTAATTCTTTTAATTTACTAACTAAACCATCTAAATTATTTTTATTTAATGTAAATTTCATATAGCTCCTGTCATTTTTTTAATTAATCCTTGTAACTTTTCAGATATTTCTTTTCTTTTTTCTGGACTTAAAGGTTTATATGGTAATTTCTTTGTTGGCATCGCATCTAACTTTTTTTGTCTACAAAGTAATATGATGTCATAAGGAGTTGGAGCTTTGTTGCTGCTAGTAGTCCAGCTATCAAATGACTTGCTAACAACTGACATATCATAGCTCTGTAACTTCATCCACCATACCCTTAATAAGTTTTGATCTGCATGAGTCCTATTGTAAATATCAAAGACTGTGTTTAGCATTTCTTTAAATTTAATTTTGTCATCGTTATTCAAAATGTTACCTCCTCTGTAGGTTCATCTAACCATCTTTTTTGATTTATGTAGGTAGTAGGGTTTGGTATATAAGTCCCATTGTCTTTAAACCATTGCTTACTTTGTTTTTGCCAAGTTAAAGTTTTTATAACATCTTCAACATTTGGTTTGTGTTTTATCCATGCTTCTTCAGCTTTACCTTTACCAACTTTTCTTGGGTAATTATTCCAAAACAAATCAAACCCATTGTCTACCTCTACTCTTACTCTACTCTTACTCTTACTCTCCTCTACTCTAGGCAACCGACTCGGCAACACTTCGGCAACATCTTGTAAAACAAATGATGCCAACTGATCTAACTGTTTGTTAATAAAAGATTTATCTTTTCTCAATCTAAAAGATATTTCATTGATTGATGGTAGATTGCCTTCATTTTCTGATGCCAATAACCACAGCTCTATTAAAGTTGCTTTGTTGCTATCAGTTAAATTGCTCCAATCAAAATCATCTAGTAATTTTCTGTAAAGTTTAATCCAAATAACATTTCTATCTGCCCTCAATGGTGGCTGAAACTCTTTCCAATTTTTTATTCTATACATCACATCTCCTTTGTTTTTGTTTTAAACCACTTCTGCCTTACAGGTCATTACAATTTTTCTTTTTCTAGTTGGCTTGTAAGTTCCTAGCTTTGCCTGTAAAACAATAGACCTAACCTTTGGTAACTCTTTGTCAGGATTTTTTTTGTACTGATATACCATTTGGTGTGTGCACTCTAATGCTTCTGCTAATGCCTTTGCATCACCATCTAATAATTTAATTGCTTCATTGTAAGTCATTTGTTTTCCTTTAAAGTGTACTCGGCAAAAGTTACCTTTTTACCAAATTTATTTGTTCCTATTTTTTGTAAGGTTTCTATATCGTAACCTTGATTTCTTAAATCGTTAATTCTAGATGCCAATCTTTCAACACCAAATTTTTCTCTAGCAATACGAGTATTAATTTTTTTAGGTGTTTTACTAAACCAACTCTTACCCTTTAAATGATCTAAAATCATTTTTTTTTGCGAGGTAGACATATTGCAACTCCTTTGTTAATTAATAAATAAAAAATATACATCCAACATAATATAGATACAGCTCCCATCATAATGAGAGCTAGACCTAACACTACGCTAAAAAGGGATGTCATTTTCTAAAGTCTCAAAACTATCAGCTTGTTTAGGACTAGCATTTTGTTTTGCTTCTCCCTGATAAAATACTTTTGTATTTCCAAGAATAACTCCACGAGTGCCAGACTCTCTTTCCTCTTGTGTAGTTGATTGAGTGACCATACCATTGTTGTCATATTGGTCTTTGTTTTCTGTATCTACAAAAGCCGTAATGTTTAGGTATGTGCCCTTTTTACCTTTGACAAGTTTTGCCTTATCAATTTTTGTTACGTCAATACTTGCACTAATTCCTACAACTGCCATATTATTTCTCCTTATTAAAATTAAAAACAGGTTTCCTCTTATAGCGAGGTGGCTCTTTATCTTCTGCTACATAATCTAAAAATTCTTTTGCTTTAGGTATGTACCATTCAATAAATTCTTGATCGTATTGTACCAACTCCGTATGAAAATCTTCTGGAGTCCATACAACAAAATGTGCTGCAACTGAATTTTTATATCCATTTGCTTGTGCTACTAACATTTGAATTTGCATTTGTACCCAATACCTATCTGGGATAGTTGGATAAATTTTTTGTGTAAACGGACATTTTATTTCTACAGGTATGCCATTTAAAAATGCATCTGCACTTGCACCTATAGGTAAATCTGGATGCACAATTAATTTATTACCATTCTCACAGATGTCATTCATATGCCTTTCAAAAACTCTTAATGCAACTTCCTCATGATCATTACCCCATTGAGTTGCTTCATTACCCTCAAAAGGTTTTTCTCGGAAAGTTTTTTCTCTCCAAAGTTTTTGCCTTTCATAAACTGCACCCCATGCTTGAGATGCAGTTATGATATTGTGCCTACGATTATCAGTGAGATGATTATTCATGTAAACCTCTTACAAAAAAATTACTGTAAGCCATTTTTGCTCCACCTGCTGTTCCAAACCCACCTAAAGCATACCAAGTATTATTAAATTTTCTTCTTGCATAATATCTGCCATTAATAATCTGATAACCTCTACTAGAATGATTCCTTTGACTGTTTTTTGCCAAAGTAAGTAACTGAAGATTCTCTATCCGATTATCAAGCTTGTTACTATTAATATGGTCTACTTGCAGATTATCTGGAATAGAACCATAATGTAATTGCCAAATTATTCTATGAAGTAGATATTTTTTACAATCTATATTTACCCTTCCATAACCACTTGGTGAAATATGCCCTACTTTTTGTCCTACTTTAACGCTATTAGAATTTGCTACTTTCCAATACAGGTTGCCATCTCTGTATTCAAAATATTCTTTAAGATGTTCGTTTAAGCTCATTAGCAAAATCCCTTAATTCAGATTGTTGTACATCTGGCAACTCAAAAAATGCTTGTTTAAGTGCACCAACTGCATGAGCTTCTTCTAAAGTTTCTTTTGCCTTCTTTAGTTCGGCTTGTGTAGATGGCTTGTTAACAGCACTGTTGTCTTTGCTGTCTGCATCTTTTGTATCATCCAGAAGTAAAAGGTTTCCTAATGCATACTTCTTTGCATAACTGCTGCTAGATCCAAAACTCTGACTGATATCCATACCCTTGCGAGTTGGATTAATACCTGCTTGTGCTTTAACACTAATAGCATTTTCACCTATCTGAAAAACTGCTGTAGCTTCTACATACATATAATTACCTACCTCTTTAACTTCATCGGTAAGTAATAACAATGCATTGTGTTTAGCTAGTAAAGGTTTTACAGCTTCTAAAATATCTTCTGCACTTCGGTAGTTATAATTACCAAATTTATTTAACTGACCTTTTGGTGCTTTAAGTTCTTGCTGAATTTCAATTAGTTCTTTCATTTATATCTCCTTTGTTTGTGATGCCATAATTAATTCTTGGTAAGCATCAGGGTTAAGTTGCTTGATTAAACCTAGAACTGAATTTGCTCCAGAGTCTAGTACGATTTCTGCAAAATTACTAATTGCAAAATGTTGGTTAGCTTCTTCCATTATTTTTTGTTGCATTTTAATATCTCCTTTGTTATTAATATCTTTCATCCCAAACTCCAGTTTCTTTATCGTAGATCCAGTTGTCAGGATTTTCTTCGTATTCACGAGCTTCTTCTTCTGCATCTCGTCTTTCTTCAGCAGCATTGATTGCATCTTGTGCAATTGCATCCCATTCTATTCTGCCAAGATATTCAGCAATCTGATATGAAGTAAGTTGATCTTCAACAGCTTCAAGCCAAGCTTCCTGTAGTCTGTCAGCTACTGGATATTTAGCGTTGAACTCTGCTGTCTCATAAGTATAGTCATCTGCTAGTTCAGCTACGATGTCTAGTCCGATTAGTTTAGTGATTGAATTTTTGTCTGTTAGTATCATTTTAAATCTCCTTTGTTGTTTATAACTTAATTATACAGATATGCAAACCATTTGCAACACTTATTTGCACAAATAAATTAATTAATATATTATCTGCATATGGTGTTATTTCACACTTACAAAGGAGTTGTTATGAGAATTATTTTATTAATGTTGTTAAGTGGTAGTTTAAGTGCAGAAAGTGTTTGGACTGATGATGGATCATTAGTTATTATTGATGCACCAGATTCTATAGTTTATGTAGACAATGAAGGTTCAGTAAACTATGCTACTGAAGTGTCTAATGAAGATACTACATTTGTATATGGAGAAGATAAACTGACAGTTTGTCAACCAACAGCTAATGGAAGTATTTGTTATTAACTAGGGGGAGGATAAGGGAGGAAACTCCCTTGTTCTTTTTAAATTTGGAGATATAAATGGTAGATAATATTAATCCTGATCATTACAAACAAGGTGGCATTGAAACAATAGAATATATGAAAGCCAAGATGAGTAAGGATGAGTTTTATGGATACATTAAAGGTAATGCTTTAAAGTATATTAGCCGAGAAGGTTTAAAGTCTGAAAAAATTATAGACAAAATTGATGACTGTAAAAAAGCAATATGGTATCTTGAGCAAATGATTAAAGTGCACCAAACAGACTTAAAAGTTTTGGAAGTTAAAGCCAAAGAAGATAAATGGATAGACGATCCATTGCTTGATGAAGATTAATTTAAACAAACCACACCCTTGCCATATATGCAAAAAAGAAGGCAAATTTTTTTACAAAAAATGGTGGTGTGGGCATGACAAATATTTAAAAGGAGTTTGTAATGACAAAGGGAAAAGAGACACTAAAGAAAAATAAAAACGAATGGAAGGAACATAAATTTGTTTGGGAGGGTTATACATATTTTATAATGAGCAAGGACAAAGAATTTCATATTGTTCATGAACCTACAGGAAAGATTGTTACAAAGGGGGAGTTATGAAATACGAAAAATTAAAAAATCAAACTAATCTACATTGGTATAATTTAAAAGATGGCAGGAAATTACAAAGATTTCAAATATCAGAAATGATTTATGCTTTGTTTGATGGAGGAAAGGAATTGACTATTCAAGATGTAGCAGAAAATGTTGGAATAGAAGAAACTACATCAGCTCATATTATTAGAAGTTTATGTATTAAAGATTTATTAGTTAGAAGAAAAACTCAAAGAAACACTGTATATTCCAAGAAGATTGATTGTGCATTAGCTACAATGTTTTACCCAAAAGAAATACTAGACAACTTCAAAGTTAAAAGTAAAAAATCTCATAAGATGGATGATGGAAAAAATGTTTCATATCCACAAGCTACCCCTCATATGTATGGATGTGTAAACACTATTTATGAAGGTGGTGAGTGAGGATTAGTCGCCTCATGACTATCCTAGATGATTGGTCTAGGTGGATGAAAGTAGATAAGCATGGATTAGGTTATCCAAGTAGCACAAGTTATTTTTTTACTGGTGGCGAGTCTACAGCAGAAGTGTTTGAGGATATGGTATCTAAAACTGATATAAATAATATTAAGATTGTTGATGCTGTTATTGATGGTCTTGAGAAAAATCAAAAGTCTGCTATTTATTATCGGTTTCTTGGTGGTAAAAAACCTTTGTTTTATGAAAAGAATTTAGATCTTGCTTTTGATAATTTATTAATTATTACTAGTAGAAGAATTTATGCCTAATTAATTATTGCAAATTAGTTGCACATTTATAAATATAAATGTATACTTCTTGGGTAAACAACAAAGGAGAATTAAAATGGCAACACCAAACTACAGTAAGTATTTAAAAGACATAGTAAACAAAAAAGGTAAACTAGCTAAATGTTTTAGCGTATTTCACGACTATAGCATTGGTAATCAAATTTTAGCAATGATACAGCTAGAGGAAAGAAATGAAGATCTATCACCGATAGCACCTTATAAAAAATGGTTATCTTTAGGTAGACAAGTAAAAAAAGGTTCTAAAGCATTAGAGCTTTTAATTCCAGTTATTTATAAGAAAAAAGATGCAAATGGTAAAGTGTTATTAGATAGCAATGGTAAAGAAAAAACTGGGACTGCATTTTCTTTAAAAAATCGTTGGTTTACTTTAGATCAAACTGAACCATTAGAAGGTGCAGAAGAATTTAAACAAGAAGAAAAAAATGCTACTTGGGATGCCCAGACAGCTCTTAATAATTTATTAATTATTGAAGAAAAATTTCAATATGCTTCTGGAAATTGTCAAGGTTATGCAAAAGAAGGATTTATTGCTATTAACCCTATAGCACAATATCCACACAAAACTAGGTTTCATGAAATTGCACATAATGTTTTAGGTCATTGTTCTGAAGGTACTATGTCAGATGACGATAGAACACCAAAAGACATTAAAGAAGTAGAAGCAGAGTCAGTAGCATATATTCTTTGTCAGGTGCTAGGGTTATCTGGTGCAGAGGACTCTAGAGGTTATGTTCAGCACTGGCTATTAGATCAAGAAATTTCAGATCAGTCTGCTGCTAAAATATTTTCTACAGCAGATAAAATTTTAAAAGCAGGGCAAATAGGAGTTTAATACTCCTATTTGTTTGTTGCTCTTATAATCCCATTTTTAAGTTTAGCATCTGGAAATACTTTTTTAACTAAATCTAAATAGTCAGCAGCTTTTTTGTTTTGCTGGAATCCTTTTGATGTAGCTTTGCCTATACCATCACCCTTACCTTGATACACACTAATAAATACTTCACCATCTTTTCTAACTGCATCTTTAGCTTGTTTTAATACTTTAAGCTGGTTAGCTTCATCTTCAATAACATTAAGTACATTATTTATTGTAGCTGTGTCAGCATTACCACCAGAGACTGCATTAACAACATTAGCGTTGTGAGCTTTAGTTCTGTTAAATGGATCATAGACTAAATTAGTTGCATCAGATTTTTGTAACAACTCATCAGCGTTATTAAATCTACCACCACCTATATCAATATTAACACTGCCTTTTTTAAATACACCTTCCTTGTTTAGCTGTGTAAATGCAGCAGGAAGTTTAGAGCTATTTATAGAAGTGTCTGCTGATGTAATTGCTTGTACAGGTTCATCCCATACAGAGCTAGTATTTTTCTGTAGTAATCCACCTGACTTTGTAGGGTTGCTTGTGGTTGGGTTTGAGAAAGTATCTAATAAACCTTGCTGTCTTAATTTTTCTTGTTTAACTCTTTGTTCAAATTTTGGCATAACACTATCTAACCATTTTTGATCAAATTTTTGTGTTGGAAAAGATAATTCTGCTGAACGATTATCTGAACCAACAGGTTTACCTAACCTTCTTCTTTCTGCAACAAAGTCAGGAAACAATTCAGCGTGTGGCATTTGCACTTGTAATTCACCAACTTGAGTTCCACCTATATGAGTATTGTAAGTTGGATGTGGTACATTTGGGTTTGTAATAATCATATTGTCAGGATCTATTTTTCCAACCCTATATCCAGAAAACATATTAGGTGTGTTTATTAAAGGTGGATCTGTAATTGCTTTTTTAATTGGAGCTATTTCAGGGAAACCCATATTTCTAAATTTAGCTTGACTGCCTATTTCATTAAATTGAGTTCGTAATGCTCCTGCCCCTCTTTGATATAATTGTTCTCTAGCTTCAGGATGATTTATACCTAACCATTCAGGTCTAATTTTTCTTAATGAATCATCAAACTCTTTAATTGTTTTTTTAGGTAAATTAAAAGTTCTTATTTCTTGTAAAAATCCATCTGTTAACATTGTATTAAATCTTAAAGAATCATGAGCTGAAGTAGTATACATTGTTGCAGGATTGTACCCTTCGTCTAATAACCCTCTTGCTTGGTTACCTATTGTAGAAACTCTGCCTTTTTCTGATGCCCATATGTCATCGTTTATATCAGCAAATCTACCACCACCATGTAAAGGTACACCTTCTTGTAAAGGCACTCCATCTATTTCAGTTAATAAACCAACATTTGTTCTATCACCTTTTGTAGTTATTCCTGCTAATTTTTGATTATATAAATCTTCAGGTGTAATTATCTTCGGTGTTTTTGTATTTTCAAATGGAACAATAACCGAAGTCATGTCATCAATAGGTCTTAATTTTGTAGTATCTACAGTTATAGATTTACCACTAGCTAAACTTGGAGTTGTTAACGGATGTATAAATCCTTCCTTAACTGCATCCTTTCTTGTCATTTTGTTTTTTACATTAGATATTACTTTTTTAGTTTTTTTAATAACTGGCTTTGCAACTTTACCTATGGCTTTAGATGGATCAGCAGCACTTAACAACATTCCACCAGTACCTAAAGCTACATCACTATAGTTATTTTTTGCTGCACCTCTACCTGCCATCCTTCCCATATCTTCAGTAAATGGTATGCCAAGTAAATCCATTATCCCAAAATTACCTTTGCTACCAGCAATAGATTTTGCAGCAGGGGTAGATACATACTTGTCTAGAAAACCGTAAACATTTTCTTGAGCAGACATATTTCTTGCAGTGCGTGGTTCAAAAGCATGATCTAAATATGGCTTTCTATTTAATGCCCTTTCCAGTTCAGACTGCATAGCAATTCTTTCTATTTCGTCTAGTCTCATCTTTTATTCCAAATAAATGTTAGCCAATATTTCAATTTATTTACCCTTTCTTGTTGTAGTGGTTTATCTATTTTTTTTAAGAACTTCTGTCTAAACGATAAAGTTTTTTTAGATAAATTTAATGCTTCACAATAGACCATGTAGTCTTTGCTGCAATTGTGTGTTTCAGTGCCGTCTGGAAGTGTCATAAGCTTCGTGGTGCGACTTTTATTTGTATTTGCTACAAAGAGGTCTTGGTTAATCATCTAGGTCTTGTACATTCATATGTATGCTATCTACAATCATTTCAATTGAACTGCCATCAGATAAATGTATAATCAGCTCGGATTCACCCTGTACAACATCTACTGCATCTATGGTTTTATCTGCCATATGTAATGCTATTAGTTGTACATCCATTTCTATTTTCCTTATATGGGTATAACCGACTCTGATTGTATTTTTTCTATTGGTTTTTTCCCCTTTGACCACTTCCCACAATCTTGGCATTGAAATCTTTGGTATTTGTTCGTCAGAGATATTTGCACTCCTCGTTTTTGTAAATTATAACTTCCACAATTTGGGCAACACATTTCTTTAGTTTCTAAATTATGATTTGGATGAACTGTAATCCATCCATGAAGTTTGTAGTAAACTTCTTCTGTAATTTTAACATCATTAATGTTGTACTTTTTCATTAACTTCCATGCTTTGGGATTCTTTGCCATACAATCAATCCATAATGGCATCCCTTCATGGCTAACCTTTTTTCCTACATTTAACAAATTAGCAACATAATCTAGTTTATTACTTGCAAATCTAAATTTGTTTCTAGTTGTTGTGAGTAGATCAATATCTTTGTAAGGACTTGGTGGTGGTAGTTTATGTATTAAAAACTCTTTATTAAGAGTTGGCATATCAAATCTTTTGCCATTGTAAGTTATGACAGCATCAGCTTCATTAATTAATTCATGCACTTCTTTAATCATTTTTGCTGGTGTTGTGTCATAGATACTAGAAAAAAATATCTTTTTTTTATCTAACCACTTTGCTGCCCAACACAAAACTGTTGATGATTCTATTAGTTGATTCAAGCTAATGTTTTGTTGAAACAACCCCCAATGAAATCCTGTGTGTGGACTTGTTTCTATATCCAATACTAATATTTTCATATAATGTATATTGCCAATAAGTAACTTGTTAATAATAACAAACAAATACCAAGCATAGCTAGTAATGCTTTTAAAATACTTTTATGTTTTGTAAGCATTATTGCGAATAAATCATTGTCCCTTTCTTATTAATGATTAACGCTTTTTTCCTAGCACTCTTTCCATTCTCTGGAAAAGCGATATGAACCCATTTATCAAACTCCAGAATAATCTGGTCATAAAGAATATCAGACCTAAAAATAGCATCCACAATGTCATTAGGGTCACCATACTTTGGGCAAGTAAAGTCAACAGCCAATCCTTTAATGTGAGCCGAAGTTGGTTTAGAACCGAGTAATGTATTAAGCTCCAAAC